CGTCACCCTCGGCCGGCGCTCGCAGCGCCAGCGCAACCAGGAGGCGCTCGTGCTCCTCCTCGCCGCCTGAAAGGACCGCACCCATGAAACCCAACCGCATCCTCGCCCGCGCCGGCAAGACCCCCGCCACCGGCGAGCTGCTGCTCTACGGCGACGTGGGCCCGAGCGAGTGGGGGATGATCGACGACAAGGTGTTCGCCGAGGAGCTGAAGAAGCTGGGCGAGGTGAAGACCATCGCGCTGCGGATCGACTCCCCCGGCGGCTCGGCCTTCACCGGCATCAGCATCTACAACCAGCTCCAGCGCCACCCCGCGCGCATCGAGGTGACGGTGGACGGCATCGCCGCCAGCATCGCCTCGATCATCGCCATGGCCGGCGACGAGATCGTGATGGGCGAGGGCGCCCAGATGATGATCCACGAGGCCAGCACGCTCGCCTGGGGCAACGCCGCGGAGATGGAGAAGACCGCCTCCCTCCTGCACGCCATCAGCGGCGACCTGGCCGGCATCTACGCGCGCCGCACCGGCCGCGCCGCCGGGGAGCTGCGCGCGCTCATGCGCGACGAGACCTGGTTCACCGCCGAGAAGGCGGTGGAAGCGGGCTTTGCCGACCGCGTGGTGGCAAGCGTGCAGGCCAAGGCGCACCTCGAGCCCGCGGTGGCCGCGCGCTTCCGCCACCCGCCGAAGAACCTGTTGCAGGCGCGCGAGACCGTCGAGGCCTCGCGCATTCGTAGGACGGTCGAAGAGACCGTTCAATCCGTGGCCGCCCGGGCGGCTGTTTATCGTAAGGAGCACTAGCATGACGAGGATCGAAGAGATCCGTGCGCGCCTGGTCGAGATCGCCGATTCCATCCACGCGATCCACGAGCGGAGCGACGCGGAAAATCGCAACACCACCGCGGACGAGGTCAAGTCCATCGAGGACATGACCGCCGAGTTCGACTCGCTGGAGGCGGAGCTCAAGCGCCGCGAGAAGGCCGACGAGATCAGCGCCCGCGCCTCCACCGGCACCGGCCGCGTCACCGACCCGACCAAGCCGGGCACCAGCCTCCCGCAGGCGCGCACGCGCGCGCCCGACGGCCTGCAGAACACCACGCTGCGCAGCCGCGAGGAGCGCGACCGCTGGGGCTTCCAGAACCTCGGCGAGTTCGCCCGCTCGGTGCTCGCGTGGCAGCAGAACAAGGGCCAGGACCCGCGCCTGGTGAGCAACGCCGCGCTCTCCACGTATTCGAGCGAGGGCGTGGGCGCCGACGGCGGCTTTGCCGTGCCGCCGGAGTTCCGCAGCCAGATCCAGTCCCTGGTGATGGCCGAGGAGAGCCTGCTCGCGCGCTGCGACGTCTCCCCGACCAACAGCAACATCGTGATGGTGCCCACCGACGAGGACACCGTCTGGGGCACCTCCGGCGGCGTGCGCGTCTACCGTCGCGCCGAGGCCGGCACGATGACGCAGTCGAAGGCGGCGCTCAAGGAAGTCACCGTGCGCGTCGAGGAGCTCTACGCCCTGGTGCCGGTCACCGACCAGCTCCTGGACGACGCGCCGATGATGGCGCGGCAGCTCTCCACCAAGGTCGGCCAGAAGATGTCGTTTGCCATCACGAACGAGATCATCAACGGCTCCGGCGCCGGCGGCCAGATGCTGGGCTTCCTGAACGCGCCCTGCCTGGTCACCGTGAGCAAGGAAGGCAGCCAGGCTGCGGCCACCATCCTCGCGGAGAACATCGACAAGATGTGGACCCGCATGCCGGCCGAGATCCGCGGCGGCGCGGTGTGGCTCGCCAACCAGGACTGCGAGGTGGCCCTGGAGAACCTGCACCGCAAGGTGAAGAACGTGGCGGGCACCGAAAACGTCGGCGGCTGGCCGGTCTACACCCCGCCCGGCGGCATCTCCGACCGCCACTACGGCACGCTGAAGGGCCGCCCGGTGATTTTCACCGAGGCCTGCCAGACGCTGGGCACCGTCGGCGACATCGTGCTCGCCTACCTGCCGGGCTACTTCGCGCCGTTCAAGGCCGGCGGCATCCGCGAGGCGATGAGCATGCACCTCTGGTTCGACCAGGGCATGACCGCCATGCGCTGGACGTTCCGGATCGGTGGTCAGCCGTGGCTCTCCGCGCCGCTCACGCGCCGGAACGGATTGAACACCTTCTCCCACTTCGTCGCGCTCGAGACGCGCTAAGGAGACCCTGACATGAACCCGATCAACCTGGCCGACACCCTGGCCGTCGTCGGCGTCATCAACCCCCAGACCGTGGCGAACAGCGCCAAGGTCTCCGGCGCGATCGCCGCCAAGACCGGCGTGCAGTACCTCGCCATCTTCACCCTGGGCGACATGGCGGCGGAGGCCATCGACATGGGCATCCAGTCGGTGGACTCCGACGGCACGAGCAACGCGGCCGATATCACCGGCCTGCAGGCCACGCAGCTCGCCAGCCACGCCTCCAACAACGACAACAAGCAGATCGTCATCGCCTTCGACGGCACCGACCTGATCGCGAGCGGCAAGAGCCACTTCCGCGCTCGCATGATCACCGGCGGCGCCACCGGCGGCCCGGCGGGCTGCGTCGTCATGGCGGTGCCGCGGTACATGCCGGCCGAAGGCGCGGACCTGGCGAGCGTCGTGCAGATCGTCAAGTAGTAGCCGTCGCTTTTTCAAGCCGCCCCGCAAGGGGCGGCTTCTGAGAGCGAGGCAAGGAGCGAGAGATGGCCGACAAGAAGGCAAGCGAGTTCACCAGCCAGAACGCGGTGGCCGACACCGACGAGCTCGTCGGCCTGAAGGCCGGCGCGGCGGCGAACGTCAAGGACAGCCGCTGGGCGTTGAGCGTGCTGCGGACGTACTTTCAGAACGGCCTTGCGACCATCACGGCGCTCACCAACGGGCTCGCGGGAAAGGAAGATGCCGGCACCGCTTCTGCGGCGGTCAGTTCGCACAACTCGAGCGCCCATACTGCGGCCGATATCACCGGCCTGGTGTCCGCCGCCTCCGACACGGCGGCCGGCAAGGTCGAGCTCGCCACGAACGCCGAGGCGATCACCGGGACGGACAACCAGCGTGCCGTAACACCGGCGGCGATGAAGGCCGCGCTGGACGACGCCTCGGCGACGATGGCCGACCTGTCGCTGCCGATTGTCGGCACTGACAAGCTCGTCGGAGCGCGCGGCACGGCGCAAGTGCTGATCGACGTGGACGACTACGCGGCCTATGTGGGCGTGGGCGGCGGCGAAGCGAACACCGCCTCCAACCTCGGCGCGGGCTCGGGGGTGTTCGCCTCGAAGTCCGGCGTCGATCTGCGGTTCAAGTCGATCAAGGCGGGAACGAACGTCACGCTCTCGGCGGACGCGAACGAGATCACGGTCAACTCGAGCGCCGCAGCGGGCGGCACGCCGCTCGGCCAGATCACCCCGGCGGTGCTCGCCGTGCCGAGGGATCAGGTGGGCGCGCACATGGCGCTCTACACGGTCGCGGGCGCGACGCAGTTCACCGTGGCCGGGAGCCCGACCCCGGTCAACGGCGCGACGTGCCTGGTGCCGGTGAAGGCGAACGGAACGAACGTGCCGACCTACGGGGCAGGCATCTACACGGCGACGGGCACCTACGACAACACGGCGGACAGGATCAACCTGCTGCACTTTCGCCGCGCTGCCGGCAACGTCTACGTCGAGATCCTTCCGACGAACCACACCGCTGCGGACTCGACCGCTCCGATCCTCTCGGGCTTCACCGACACCAAGACGGGCTCGACCACGGCCACGCTGGATGTGTCCACCGACGAGGGCAACGGCACGCTGTACTGGGTGGTGACGAGCAGTGCGACGCCGCCGACCAAGGCACAGGTCAAGGCCGGTCAGGATCACACGGGCTCGCTCATGCCCGCCAACCAGCGCGGCTCGCAGGCCGTCTCGGGCGCCGGCAATCAGCCGGACGTCCTTGTGACCGGACTCCCCAATGCGACGACCCTGTACGGCCACGAGATGCACGAGGACGCGGCCGGGAACCAGTCGAACGTCATCAGCGGCGACGGGTTCACCACGGACTCGGGAGCCTACGATCCAGCTGCGCTGGCGAACATCCTCCACTACTACAAGAAGGGCGTCGGGCAGACCGGCGGCGCAGTCGCATCTGCACTTTGGGAGGATCAGGTCGGAACCAAGGATCTTCCGGGCGACGGTACGGGAACCATCACGCTCACAGGCGGCGTGTTCAGCGTCCCGGTCGGCGCGGGATTCTTCCAGACCGGTTTCAGCTTCGGCACCGCCTTTACCGTGTATGTGTTGCTCCGAGGAACTTCAAGGCACGCAACAGACTACTCGCACATGATGGCGACGAACACTGCGATGAAGATTCGCTGGGCGTCGGATGCAGACACCGCGGGGAATAAAGCTTCTCTTGCAATCAGCGGCGGCGACGGCGAAGTCGGGGTTTCGGTCACGTCTGCCGCGCCCACCACCGACCTTCTGAACGAATGGGTTGCCGTCGCCTTCACGTTCAACAACACCACCATGACCGGCAAGCTCCGCGGCAAAACGCTCGGGGCTGGGACGCTTCAATCGACCTCTCTTTCGACGCCCGCAGCAACAAACATCGGGCTCCCGTGGTCAGCAGCAAACAAGGGGAATGCCGACTACGCGGAGTTCTATGTCGTCGGGGCGGCGCATAACGAGACGCAGATCGACGAAGGGCTCGCTTATCTGGTGGGGCTCGTCTAATGGGAATCGCCCTCACCGAACACCCCTCGGCAATCGGTATCGACGCGATTCTTGCGCTGAACGACCCCGACGCGATGGTGCCGGGCAAGGTCTGGCAGCGCGACCGCGAGCATGGCGTGCCGCTCATGTTGGGTGGCATCATCATCGAGGGGACGTATTCGGGCTACGCCGATCCGAACACGCTCGCCATCCACGCGAAGATCGTTCTTGCCAGCAATAGCAGCACGGTTCAGATCCGCGAGGACTACAGCGCCGAGTTGACCGACTGGAACCCGGTGACGTTCATCAGCCGGGCGGGCGGCAACTACGTCGCGCGCGTGAATCGCATCCCGGTTGGCGGCCCCTACAAAGTCGCCATCAGCGAGGACGGGGGCGTTACGACCGCCGCCACTTCGACGGTGACGTTCGAGATTGGTGATCTTTGGCTGGTCTGCTCGCAGTCGCTTGGCTACCCTACGTTCTGTTTCAGCGGCGATGGAGGCGCTGGTGCGCTAACGCCTAACGCAAACGTATCAGGATTCGGGTGGAACCCAAGCAGCGGCGAAGGTGCAGGCGGCTGGCTGAAGAATGTCGGCCCTTCTGGTCCCGTAGTGAACTTCCTTAATGAGGTAAGCACCGTGACGGGCGTTCCTCAAGCCTCGATGGCTTGGGGGCGATCTGCGGTTGATGCAGCGTGGCTCTACGACGGGGCATGGAACAACAAGGCCCCGACGAACGGGCTTGATAACCCCTATACCGGGAAAGAGCTTTTCCGAGCCTTCGGTCGGAAGTGCGCGGGCATCATCTACACGCAAGCCGAGAGCAATTCCGGCTGGATGAGAAATCAGCCACTTCCCTTTGGCGAGGAGTTGCGGAAGATGCAACTCTCCGTGATGACCGAGAGCGGACAGACCGAATGGGAAACCCCCATGTTTGTTCGGCTGCTTGGCAGCATCTTCCCTTCGGAGTGGAACGATCCTGGAATGCCTGTCGGGCCGATTGATGGCGGCACGATCCTGCAATACCACCAACAGGGCGCAGTGAACGACCAGATCTTGTGCGCCTATAAGAAGTACCCGACGATCTTCGCCGTGCAATCGACCTACGGTGAGGACTCGATGGATTTCGGGCACTGGCCCCGAAACAATCTTGCGCCTCGGCGGGTGGCCGCTCGCTTTGGTCGCAGCGTTACTTCGTGGATGGGCTACACGCAGGGCTTCTGCGATCCCAAGATCGAGTCTGCGACCGTCGTCGATGCTTACAAGACGCATCTGAAAATCTACATGCCGCAGGGTGGGACCATCGTCACGAACACGGACGAGGGTACGAGCGACCTGCCGGACTTCGAGATCAGCAACGACAACGGGACGACGTGGGCCGATGCGCCTGCGGCTGTGGTGGGTGACGGCACGGTGATCGAATTGACGACCGTTGCGGCCTACCCCACCGACGAGCGGCGACGGATTCGCTACGGCCATCGGCACGGGACGCGCGCCTACTACAGCTACGCGCTCTACGATAACGGCTATGACATGCGGTCGAACTCGCCGCGTGACACCAGTCCATATAAATGCTTCCTCATGCCCACGCTTGGGACGAGGGGCATGGCGTGCAACTACGATGCCGAGCGGGCCGGGTTCGAGATCCTGAACACTTTGGGACGGCTAGACCTAGACGCCCCCGATCCGATCTACTCGCCAGACAACACTTGGTGGACGATCCCGCTGGGTGATCCTCTGCTTGCCGGGACCGGGAAAGAGCTATTCATCTGTTTCGGGCTAGACGACACCAATGTGGGGTACAACTACACCTTCACCATTACTCCCGACGTGGGTGAGGTGGTGGTAGCGACTTCGATGAATAACTGGCCGGCATCTGGCGGCGGAGCGCGGTATTGGCGCGCGAGGCTTTCGCCCTATGCCACATCCGCCAAGATCGCATGGACGATCGGCAACGGCTCGAAACGTCTTGAAGGTGTGACGACCTATGTAGTGCGTAGCGATCTCATCGACGAAACCTATACGCCGACATTCACGCTCAAGCAGGGCGTCGCTGCCACTGATCCGATTGTCGTTCCGGCTGACGCGATGGCGCTGGTCACGGTTACTGGAGTCGGAATCAATACCGGAACCTCCTGGCCCCTCGCGTCCAATCTCGGCGGAACCTTCAACACCTTCGGGTATTCGGGCGGCGGCACCGCGATCTACTACTACAGCAACTATCTTGCTGCCGGCTCGCACACCATCACCTATACCGGCCCAGGAACGATTTCGAGCGTCGGCGTATTGCTCCTCAAGAGCAAGGTGCGTGCGGTCACGCCAGACAAAAACGCTCACAACGGCGGCATCTCACAGTTCTCGCTCACCTACTACGCAAGCGATATAGAGAACCTCTACGTCAACCGGATCAAGGCGACCGAGGGCTTCCCATACGACATCACTGATGCCGACAACCCCTATCACGGCATCGACGAGAGCGGGCAACCGGCCGAGGATCGCTTTGGGTATAGCGTAGATAGCGATGACGCCACGCTGCGTCCCGGCAAGTACCACTTCTTCTGGACAGGCGCATCGCTGCATGAATTGAATACGATTGCTTCGATGACGAACTTCGAGGTGATCTCGGGGACGGGCGTCTCGCAGACGGGCCCCGCCTCCTGGCAGGGAACCGATGGGCACGTCGCCTGCAATGTAACGCTCACCCCGCCCGTCGGCAGAGACGCGACAAAATCGGGGTCTTTCGGGTGGAAGCACTCTCGCATCGGCTTCACCGGGCCGTTCTCGAAGAACTTCGCTTGCGTCCACGAGGACGATCTCGAGGATTACTACGCCGGGCGGCTTTTCAGCACCTACAAGCTGAACATCCTCCGCGCGATGAATCCCGGCGTCCTGCGGTTCATGGACGTGAGCAGCCACAACAATACGGGCTGCGGGACCAGCATGGCGGACTGGACTCGCATGAGCGATGTGATGTGGCGAGGCGGGAACATCGCCGTGGCGAAGCGGCGATACAAGGGGGTTGCGACCTTCACCGGCGGCGATACCTATGTTCTCGACGAGCCGAGCTACACCACGCTCACTGATCGGGATCATGTGCTGGTCAGGGCAATCTCTACTGGCGGCATCGGCACCAAGTTCCAGCGCGGCGCGACCCCCGCCCTGACGATTCTCAACGATGCTGGCGACATTCCCAAGGACGGGAACGGCAACGACGTCATCGCCTACATGAGCGCGGGCGAGTTCTACGTCCTCACCTACGACGCCCTGCACAACGCCTACCTGATGCGTCATCTTGGTGGAGAGCGCGCTCCGTACACCTACTTGCCTTACGAGGCGATGATCGAGCTTTGCAATCAGGTCGGCGCGCATATGTGGACGAACTTCGCCTTCATCCACACCGACCCGCCGACGCCGATGCTGACCGAGCTTGCTGCGCTGGTGAAAACTCATCTCAAGCCGTGGCTGGCTTGGCGCTTTGAGTTCGGCAACGAGAACTGGCAACTGTTCACCGGGAACCGAGACTTCCTCTCTGGCTTCTTCTACGGAGAGCGGCAGATCGCGCGATACCCGATCTTCAATCCACCGGGCGAGTACGTTTCCACGTATGACAATAGCTCGGTCGAGGGGGAGGGCATCTCTCGCGTCTACGCGACCTCTGCGCCGCGCATCTGCGCCGTGATGGGGAACGACAAGGATCGGGTGCAAGTGATCTTCAACGGCCTCGGCTATAACGAAGCCGTCACCCGCGAGGCGTCGAAGAATTGGGTCTACAACCTAGAGTTGCAGATGTATCTAGGCAACACCCTGCTGTGGGAATACACGATCGAGCGCGACGGATTCTTGCCCTGCATTCGGTGGGGGACGTTCTTCGCGGGCGTGGCTTACTACAAAACGCCCTACGCGCACGTCATGCGAGCTCCTCGTCCGACGTGGCAGTACGGGACGACCTACGGCAAGGAGGCCCTCCAGCTCGCCTACGATTACGCGGTCGCCTGCGATGCCGGCGATACGGCCACGATGGCTGACTTGCACCGGCTATATATGCTCGGCCCGAACAGCGTCGTCTACGACAGCGTGAAGCAGGGCTGCCTTGGCTACGATGCCAACATAGCAATTGGCGGGATGGCTGACGCTTGTGCGATGGTTGGCCTTCGCCCGACGCTCTATGAAGGCGGTCCCGAGACTATGAGCGTCGCCATCAACAACAACGACAACGCTGCCTGGGTTAGCTCCATCACTCGCGGCGCGACGACGGTGGTCCGCATAAAGGGGCATACGCTCTTTCCGCCGGTCGTGGGCTCTTTCGTGGCGTTTCACGCGATGAAGGGCGCCTCTGTCACGGTCGGCGCAGGCACGGATTGGATTCTCTGCGGCTCCGCCGATGGTTGGTATCGACTTCTCAAGGCCGCAGACAAGATGACGTGGCTGAGCGTCGCGGTGTCGAATCCCGGAAGCCTTCCGGCGGTGGGCGGGACCTGCAACATCACGCAGTACACGAACATGGCAGAGTTGGCCGACGGGGAATCGAATCAAGGGCTCGGCGGCGGCTTTGGCTACTACGAAGTCCTCGCCGTCTCCAATGACATGCGAGACATTACGATTGCGCTCGATTCGAGCGGTTTTTCTGCGCCGCCTGTGGACGCAGAGCCGAACAACAACGGCGCCGAAGGCATCTGTCTCTTGCGCTACAGCGCGTTCTATCCGATCACGGCGGTCGAGATTCCGAACAACGACGAAATGATCTTCACAGTTGGCGGCACGATGCCGCTGCCGACGTGGCTCGCTACCTGGAAAATTCGTGGACCTTGGGTGTGGGATAACAACGTCGGATTGGAGGGCGGAGGGGCGCAAGACAACGGGCGCGGATACGGCTGGGCGTATGGCGGCGCGACGGTTGTGGACGTTGCCCAGCGCAAGATCAAGGTGCCTTGCAGAGCATGGGATGGCCCGGCGGGAGCGTTCACTACGGCATGGATGTCTTGCCTCGGCAGCGGCGGTTGGTTTGACCGTCTGCAACTGAACGCGAAGATGCAGGACTACTGGGATGCGTACAGCATCCACAAGTTCTATCTCGAAGAAATGACGAAAGCTGGCGTCGAGGGCGTTGCCGTCTACGCGCTCTCCAATCACTATGATTCATGGGGGGTGATGGGGCTTCGTCCTGACGCCTTCATTGCCCCGACGACGGGCTTCGCGCAAGCGACCATTGACTTCAATGACGTCACTCAGCGGCTCAATGCGGACTACTCTCCGGGCAACACCAACATCGTCATCTACGGCAACTCGTTCTCGGACGTGAATGGTGGCGCTCCGGGCACGCAGGCCGGATGGGGCACGACGGGATTGCAAGCCTACCCGCCCTGCTCGAACCTTCTGAGCAACTACCTGCCGACCAGCTTCGGCCGTTCTGGCGAGGGGACCTACCAGCTCTTGCAGGCGCCGCAACTCGCCACGCTGGCGGGCCTCTACAACGGGGCTAAGGCAAACAACATCCTGATCTTCTGGGAACTGACAAACGACTTCATCAACTTCGACAGTCCGACCGCGCGTACTGCCGTTGACCGCATATGGGAGATGTGCGACGACCGCAGGGCGGAAGGCTGGATCGTGATCGTGGTCAATGGCATTCCGCGCTACACGGACTACGGCCAGTTTGCGGGGAGTCCGCAGAACTACTCGCTGGCGATCAGAGATGCGAACGAGTTGATTGCTCGGGAATGGCACGCGCACGCGGACGGGTATGTGGACGCCTGGACTGCCTTCCATCAGGTCGCGCCGATGGGCGGCTACACGCTTGCGGACTTTCAGGCGCACGCGGGCACGATCCTCGTCAGCGAGGGCGGCAACATCTACGTCCACCCGCAGAACTACACTTGGTTCCTGCCGGCGGTGTCGAAGGCCCTGATGGACTTGCAAGGGTCTACGGTACTGACACCAGAAGCCCCCACCATCGCCAGCTTCACCGTCACCCCGCAGTCCGGCACTGATCCGCTCGACCTGACCTACGTCATCGGCTACACGGGCTATCCGCAGCCCACGTTCGAGATCCAGACGCAGCTAGGCGCGGGCGCGTGGACGGCCTACTACTCGGGGGCGAACAACGTCGGCTCGATCCTCGACCGCACGACCGGGACTTGGAGCTTCCGCGCGCGAGCGACGAACAGCGAGGGGACGAGCGCGTGGACGACGCTGACGAACCACGTCACGGTGAGCGCGGGCGGCGGGCCGCCTCCGGCCGGAGGGAAGGTCTACAAGGTTTCCGGCGGGAAGCGCCCGCGCTTGGGTGGCAAGTGGTGGCGGCTGCCGGCATGAGCTATCGCCTCACCGAAGACGGCAACCGTGTCATCACCGAGGACGGCGCGTTCTATGTGGTGACGGAGGATCACGTTCCCGGGCTGGCGGGCGGGCCGGAGGGAGATGCGGCGGTGTGGATCGCGGATATCGGAGACGGAATCAAGGCGTACTCGGCAGGCCAGATGGTGCGCTGCTCGGTGGTGTTCCGAGACGCGGACGGTGACCCGGTGGACCCGAGCACCGTGACGTTTCGCGTGCGAAAGCCCGACGGCACGACGACGACCTACGTTTACCAGACCGATCCCGAGCTCGTGCGCACCGAGATGGGTTCCTTCAGCGTGGATGTCTTGGCGGCGCTGGGGGGGCGCTACACCTACCGTTTCGAGGGCGGGGGAGCGGTGGTCGCCAGCGCCGAGCGCATGTTCCGCGTTGAAGCCGCGAGGGCGGTGTGATGCAACTCAGTCTCTACACCGCCCCCACCGACGAGCCGCTGCTGCTCGCCCAGGCGAAGCAGCACCTGCGGATCTCCGGCACCGCGGAGGACGCCTACCTGCTCGCGCTGATCGCGGTGGCGCGTCGCGAGTGCGAGCAGCGCACCGGCCGGTGCCTGGTGACGCAGACCTGGGACGTGCGCTATGACTCGTTCGCCGAGGCCGTGCGCGGCAGCCAGATGCACCCGCCGCGCTCGCCGGTGCAGTCGGTGACGCACGTCAAGTACCACGACACGGCCGGCGTGCAGCAGACCTGGCCGAGCAACCAGTACCAGCTCGCCCGCGGCCTCGCGCCCCGCCTGGCGCCCGTCGAGGGCGTGTCGTGGCCGAGCACCGGCGACCGGATGCAGGCGGTGGAGATTCGCCTCGTGTGCGGCTACGGCGAGCCGGACGCGGTGCCGGAGGAGCTTGCGCAGTGGATGCTCCTCATGATCGGCCACTGGTTCGAGAACCGCGAGGCGGTGACGCAGCGGACAATGAGCCGCCTGCCGTTCGTGGACGGGCTGCTCGATCGCGAGTCGCTGGTGGTGGTGGGCTGATGGAAGCCGGGCGCATGCGCGAGCAGATCGCCATCCAGGCCAAGAGCGTGAGCCGCGACGCCTACGGCGCCGAGGTGGTGGGCTGGGCGACGCACGCCGAGGTGTGGGCCGAGGCGCAGCCGCTCGCCGGTCGCGAGTACGTCGCCATGCGCCAGGCGCAGGCGGAGATTTCCATTCGCTTTCGCACTCGCTACGTGGCCGGCGTGAACCCGGCGATGCGGGTGCTGTGGGACGGACGCGGCTACGACATCGTGGAGGCGATCGACGTGGGCGCGCGCCGGCGTGAGCTCGAGCTGTTGTGTCGCGGGGAGGCAGGGGATGTCTAGCGGCGTAGTGGTGCGGACCAACCTTCGCGACTTCCGCCGCGAGCTGCAGGAGCTCGAGCGCCGCGACGTGCGTCGAGTGGTGCGTGCGTCGAACAAGAAGGCAGCGCAGGCGCTGGC